AGGTATATTGCGGATTATATACGGCATGAATTAGAGAACGGCTTAGACCCTGACGATATAGATTCTCAGGTTATCTTAGCGGCTTTGTGGGCTATCAATGGCGGTGCAATGGAGGGATACACACAATGCTAATGCAAGCAATTACAGCACAACAACGGCACCAAGCCGCACAAGCAACAACCATACAACGCAAGATTGTAACGGATGACGAGAAAGAAACAATCTACGCGCTAACGCGCCAAGGTTTAGCAGTGAAAGCCATAGCAGACAAGCTAGACCTGGGATATTCCACAGTTTACAATTACCGCAGACACGAAGTAAGAAGGATGAACAAACAATGAAAACAGTGGCAGACATTGCAAAAAGCGCAAACATAGAAGAAAAGACGCTAAGGAAGTATATAACCGACTTTGAGCCTTTTTACTTTATGTATGAAGACATTGACGAAGGAATATACAGTACCGTCTACACTGACGGCGATGGTGGGCTAATGCTATTTGAAGGCTACTGCGAAATGTTCGAGGAACAAGGTGTATCTATGCGCCTTATAGACTGCACATATTGCGACATACCCTATAGCCTAATGACTGAAATTATGCGAGAATTAGAAGAAGCAACGAACTCAGAGGATTTTGAATAATGGATCTATTCGACACACTAGCAACCACGCTATACCCGACCAACATAACGGAGCACAACGAAGAAATGAGCAACCCCTACAAAGAAGACCGAGAAGCGATGTTCACCCATTACGAGCGCATAGCAGAATCAGTCTATGAGATTGTCGATAGTCTGTCCGAGGAAGCTATACGGCGACTATTGGAGGAAAACCTAATAGAAGCAGCCCTCACAGACGAGGATTTTGCCTATACTGTACAATACCAAACGCGCAGTTTTATTCACCAAGCGGAAACAAAAGCGGAGTTAGCCAATGCTTAACAACAAATGCGCACACTGCGGCACCACAAGCAAACCACGGCACAGCATGGCCTATATTGACGATAAGATAGTTTGCGTTAAATGTGCAATCAAACTGCTAAGGTTTAGGGGGTGAGTGATGGCTTTAGCTGACTATATGTTGTGCTCGGTCTGCGCAACTAAAGCGTTTTATGACGCGAATGTACAGTACGGAGTGCATGTCGGGAGTGGTGGCCTTTGTGACATGGCGGCAATCTGTCAAGAGTGTGCAAAAACGCATTCTATAAAAATCGTGGAAAAACCCACAACAAGTTTAATTAGTAGATGGTTATACGGTGTTGATGATGGGCATATATTGCCATCTCATCCCGCGCTGGAAACCGAACAAGGGGGTGAGTGATGAACATATTTTTTATTAACGAATGCCCAGTGAAAGCGGCACAAGCGCAATGCAACAAGCATGTTGTCAAGATGATTCTGGAATCAGCGCAAATGCTCTGCACAGCGCAACATGAGTTTGGCAACCATGAAGTACCATACAAAGTAGCGCATAGGAATCACCCTAGCACTATTTGGGCGCGTAGTGGAGCCAAACAGTACAATTGGCTTTACAGGCATTTTAAGGCTCTTTCAGACGAATATACAGAACGCTATGGAAAGGTACACCTAACATGGCAAAAGTGCTCACAGGCTCTTTCTGAGCCGCCTATGGGCATTCCTGATATAGAGTGGTCAGATCCTCCCCAATGTATGCCTGACGAATGCAAAAGAGCTAGCAGTTTAGAAGGCTATCGGGTATACTACTTCCAATATAAACCACAGGTCATCGACATGAGATGGCCAGAGAACCGACAACCAACTATGGAGTTATTAGCAGCATGAGTACAACTTACCCAGACCTAGACGCTACGGATGACAACGAGCCGCAGGATGTTAGCGAGCGTGACAGGAAAGAAAACGATCTAATTGAGTACCAAATTAACACAATGACAATCACGGACTTGGCAAGTGCAGCGACAAGCTGGCTTGCTCTAACTTTAGCAAACCATAGCGACGAGCAAGTGGACGAGCTACATAAACAATTATTTCACAGGGAGTTACACTAATGCGTTGTAAATCATGCGACAAACTGATGGAGGATTTTGAGTTGTCTAAAGATGATAAGATAAGAGGGGTTCCCGCTGATATGTGTAGCGACTGTCTCTATGTGTCTAATCTAGCTCTTTTAGGCTTAGACAGTGAAGAAGAAGGTTATATAGACGATACCGACTTAGATCACATTGTTCTAAGAGACGAGCACGTTGAGTATTGATGCTACTAAAAAAGTATGCTAATGTACTCTACAGATTCTTTAGGTTATGTTTAATAATTACTTTAAGCATATCCTTAAAGATTCTAAAGTAAACTTAAGTAACTATTGGAGTGAAAACTTATGGCAGTATTGACTGGCAAAGCCGCATTTGTTAACCTAACTGAAACTGAGCAATATCAAGGTCAGGATACAGGGCGCTATACGCTGACTGTAACCCTAGACAACGATGCTGCACAGATGTTGTCAGCACAAGGCGTTAAGCTACGAGACTACGAAGGCGTGTCCCAGCGTAAGTTTAGCAGCAAGTACCCTGTCAAGGTCATTGATGCAGAGGATAACCCTTTCATTGGCCCAATAACCAGAGGTTCTACAATACGTCTAAGCTACAAGACAGGCCCAGCACACCCAGTACACGGTACGCCAACCTACCTGAATGCTGTGCGTGTTGTTGAGCTTGCTGACGATGCGAGCATAGATGACGAGCTTTAAGGATTCAAAATTCGTCAAGCATGAGCCTTGTCCAAGGTGTCAGTCTTCTGATGCTTTGGCAAGGTACTCTGACGGTCACGCCCACTGCTTTGCGGTGGGTTGTGGCTACCGTGAGTCAAGTAAGGGTGAAGTTATGACGGAAGCAGAACCAGCGGTAACTATTAAGCGACCCCTAGAGGTTGCTGGAGTAGTCGCTGACATACCTGACAGGCGTATATCCGCTAAAACTTGTCGCAAGTTTAACGTCACAGTTGAATACTCTAGCGACGGCAGCATAAGCAAGCACCACTACCCTTACTACTCTACTGACACTGATGATGTCAAAGGTAGCAAGGTCAGGCTGGTGCAAAACAAAAACTTCTTTGCAACGGGTACTCTACAGGGTACAGGCTTGTTTGGTCAGCAAACATGCAGGGGCAAAGGTAAATACATAACCATCACTGAAGGCGAGTTGGACGCTCTGTCCGTAAGTGAGATATTTGAAAACAAGTGGGACGTAGTGTCTCTACGCTCTGGTGCGTCAGCCGCAGCCAAAGAAATTAAAGAGCAACTGGAATGGCTTGAAGGCTATGAGAATGTTGTACTTTGTTTTGACGGTGACAAAGCAGGACAAGCCGCCATTGATGAAGTCAAGGACGTATTCAGTACGGGCAAGCTAAAGATATGTAAGCTGCCCCTGAAGGACGCCAGTGAGATGCTTCAGAGTGGCAAGGTGCGTGAGTTTGTCTCTGCATGGTGGGATGCAAAACCATATCAGCCTGATGGTATTGTATCGGGTAACGATACATGGGAAGCCATTACAGGCAAGATGAAGGTTAAGTCTATAGCGTACCCTTGGCAGGGACTAAACGACATGACCAAAGGTTTCAGACCATACGAGCTAGTGACCATCACCAGTGGCTCAGGCATGGGTAAGTCACAGATGGTCAGGGAGCTAGAGTATTACTTCCTTAACGCTACTGAGGACAACATTGGAATCTTGGCCCTAGAGGAAGACGTAGCAAGGACTGCTCTGGGTATCATGTCAGTAGCCGCTGACTGTCCACTGCACCTAGAGGAAGACTTAGACGAGCAACTAGCATTCCCATATTGGGAGCAAACGCTAGGCACTGGTCGCTACTACCTCTTTGACCATTGGGGCAGTACCAGTGAGGATAACTTGCTTGCTAGAGTGCGCTACATGGCAAAGGCTCTTGACTGCAAGTGGATTGTCCTAGACCACTTGTCCATTGTAGTATCCGCACAGGACAATGGCGACGAGCGTAAAGCCATTGATGGGATAATGACCAAGCTACGTGCATTGGTTCAAGAGACTGGTGTTGGTTTATTCTTGGTGTCTCACCTACGTAGGACACAAGGCAAGCCACATGAGGATGGTGGTAGGATTAGTCTTGGTGAGCTTCGGGGTTCACAGGCTATTGCTCAACTGTCCGACATGGTTATTGGCTTAGAACGTAACCAGCAGCATGAAGACCCTGAGATTAGAAACACTACAACAGTGCGAATACTCAAGAACCGCTATGCAGGTCTTACTGGTGCCGCTTGCTGGCTGAAGTACGATAACTTTACTGGTAGAATGTCAGAGACAAGCAAGCCAAAGGAGCATGATAATGACCTCTAGTCCTCTTTTCCTTGACATTGAGACAGACGGACTCAACCCCAGCACTATCTGGATGGCTGTAACACGCCAAGATGGGCAGTCTAAGGTACACTATAGTGCAGATACGCTCTCAGACGCCCTACAAGGCGATTTCAGCGTGATTGGGCATAACCTAATAGGGTTTGACCTCCCTGTACTAAAACGCTTGTGGGGGCTTTCTGTGGCTTCTGATAGGATACAGGATACTTTGGTACTTTCTCGGCTTGCTAACCCTGTTCGTGAGGGTGGACATAGATTAGCTAATTGGGGTGAGATTCTAGGGTATCCCAAAGGCGACCATAGCGACTGGTCATGCTACTCAAAGGAAATGGAAGAATACTGTATACGTGATGTTGAAGTTACGGAGAAGGCTTACAATAAACTTAGGATTGAGTTGCTAAGGTTTAGTAAGGAGTCCATTGAACTAGAGCATCAAGTACAGTGCATCGTACAGCAGCAGATACGCAACGGCTGGCTACTGGATATGCGCCGTGCTACGGAGTTACTTGCTACACTGAAGGAGCGTAAAATGGCTCTGGAAGATGAAGTACAGCAGGTGTTCAAGCCTAAGTGGGTTGATGTTAAGGAAGTAACACCCAAGACCAAGAAGGACGGTAGCTTGTCCAAAGTTGGCCTTACTGATGATGAGTACGCAAAGATACAGGAGACAGGTGATAGGTCGCCATTCATGCGTAAGCGTCTAAAGCCATTCAATCTAGGTTCACGCAGACAGATAGGTGAATACCTAAAAGACTTTGGATGGGTTCCGAAGGTAAAGACCCCCACAGGTCAGCCTGTAGTGGATGAGGCTATACTATCCAAAGTCAAGGGCATACCACAGGCGCAACTGATAGCTGAGTACCTTATGGTGCATAGCCGTGTTACACAGGTAGACTCTTGGGTTGTAGCGGCTGATGAGGAAACTGGCAGAGTGCATGGCTATGTCAATAGCAACGGTGCTGTAACTGGTAGGATGACACACTCTAAACCTAATGTGGCTCAAGTTCCAGCTAGTCGCTCTCCCTATGGGGAAGCCTGTAGAGCTTGCTGGACTGTGCCTAAAAACAAAATGCTGGTTGGTTTTGACGCCAGTGGACTAGAGCTACGTATACTGGCTCATTACATGAACGATAAGGAGTACACTAATGAAATTCTCCACGGAGACATTCACACAGCAAATCAGCAGCTTGCAGGACTTGAATCGAGAGATCAGGCTAAAACTTTCATATATGCCTTCCTATACGGAGCAGGAAATGCAAAACTTGGAACGATTGTCGGGGAAAATGCGCGTACTGGCTCTGAGCTTAGAGAAAGATTCCTTGATGGTCTCCCAGCACTTAGAGATCTTACAGAAAGAGTGCAAAGAGACGCTGAGAAAGAAGTTCTCGAAGGACTAGACGGTAGGTTACTTCATGTCCGTAGCGCACACACCGCACTCAACACTTTGTTACAAGGTGCGGGTGCTATTGTTATGAAAAAAGCATTGACACTACTAGATGAGTATGCTAATCTATGGAATCTAAATTACAAGTTTATAGGTAACATCCATGATGAAGTCCAGTCGGAAGTTGCACCAGAGCAAGCAGACAAGTTTGGAAGACTCGCAGTCAGTTGCTTACAAGCAGCAGGAATTGCCCTTGAACTTAACTGCCCCCTTACAGGCGAGTACAAAGTGGGAAGAAGCTGGGCAGAAACACACTGATTTTAACAATAGTCGTAAAGGAGATTTTTCTGAATACTATGCAGTCACTTGGCTATGGGATAAGGGGTATGAAGTATTCAGGAATTCAGGCTGCTCTGGGCCTATAGACCTAATTGCTTACCACATAGAAACACAAGAAATTGTTTTAATAGACGTTAAAACATTCTTTCCACATCCTGAGTCTGGGCTTTATAATAGGGCTTCTGATGGTAGGACGAAACTTCAGAAGGAGTTAGGGGTTGAGTTACTCGGTTTCGACCCAAGCACACGCAAACTTAGATTCATTAAACACAGGGATACAGAATGAAAACAATACACACACTTGTTGATGACATCTACAGTCTAGTCAAGACCAAACGCCCTGAAAAGGGTGTGGACGCTGAAGCAGAGATTGAAAACTTTGGTGAGGCTGTCAAGGACTTAATGCGTAAAGAGTTTACCAACCGTGGTGGCTTTGATGCACGTAAGCTGCGTATGTCCAACATTGGCAGAGACGATAGATACCTTTGGAACCACTACAATAACGTAGGGCCAAAGGAGCCAATGCAGCCTCATAACTTAGTCAAGTTTCTGTATGGTCACTTGATTGAGGAAATGCTGTTGTTGCTGGTCAGGCTGTCAGGACACACAGTTACCCATGAGCAAGCCCAAGCGGAAGTAGAAGGCATTGTGGGTAGCATGGACTGTAAGATTGATGGAGTTCTAACTGATGTCAAATCAACAAGCAGCTACGGGTTTAAGAAGTTCAAGGACGCAACGCTGGCTTTTGATGATCCTTTTGGTTATATAGCTCAGATTAAAGGCTACGCTAAGTCTGAGGGCGACACACAGGTAGGTTGGCTTGCAATGGACAAGCAGAATGGGCACCTAACTTATCTGAAGTATGACCTAGAGGACACTCAAGCGCCTGTATACGAAGTCTTGAAGGAAGACATTGTGGAGCGCATACACTACATAAAGGAGGTTGTGGAGCGTAAAGAGCCGCCTACGCTCTGCAACGACCCTGTTCCCGATGGTAAGTCAGGAAACATGAAGCTGCCTATAGGCTGTTCTTACTGTCATTTCAAACACGCTTGCCATCCAGAGCTACGTACATTCCTGTATTCCACAGGCCCACGATACTTGACAGAGGTGGCAAATGAGCCAAAAGTCCAAGAGATCACGTAAAGGAAGCATCTACAGGTCAGGTCTTGAAGCATCTTTTGCAGCCATAGCACCAAAGCGTAAGTTTAAGTATGAACCATTTGATGTCCCCTACGTTATGCACAGGAAGTACAAACCAGACTTCGTACATACACGCACAGGGATACTCTTGGAACTAAAGGGCTTTTTCAGAGCAGGCGACACCATGAAGTACAAGTCTATTAGGGACTGCATAGATACAGAACTGATCTTTGTGCTGTCAGACCCTAACAAGAAGGTACGCAAGGGTTCTAAGGTGACAATGGGACAATGGTGCGAGAAAGAAGGTTTTAAGCACTACACATTAAAGGACTTTGACAAGTTGATGAAATATGTTGACTCACAATAATTTAACAATGGATGAGATTAGGGAAATGATATTGAAAAGATACGACCCTGATGATTTAATAGACTACTTGGAACTGACTAGTCAAGAAATACTTGACAGGTTCGAGGACAAGCTGATTAACCGCTTAGAGATGTTTGAGGAGGAATTACAAGATGACACAAGACCAGACACAGGAGAAGAAGATGAGTATTGATAACGAGACGCCAGAAGCATGGAATGCTTTGAAAAAGACACGGTTGGATTTTCACGGTAATGAGATAATAAGCGGAGACGCTCCTTTTGAATGGGGAGGGGATTCTGAAGATAACAATGTTAAGGAAACAAGTAAATACTCTAAGTTTCAAGTACAGTGGCATGATGATGAAGACGTACTAAATGAGCATCCTGTTTTTGGAGAGACATTTGACGTACATCCTGCTCCGGTTAAAGAGGACATGGTAAACAGTCCTTCACATTATACACAGGGGAGCATAGAGTGTATTGACGCTATGCAGGCCATGCTGTCTGAGGAAGAATTTATCGGTTTTCTTAGAGGTAACTCTTTCAAATACCGCTGGCGTATGCGCGACAAGAGACAAGCTGTTCAGGATTTAAGAAAGGCTCAATGGTACGAGAAAAGACTTAAAGATATATTTGAAAAGATGAGTACTCCAAATGCAGTATAAGACAGGCACTAAAGATTATCTTGGGATTACTATAGACTACGAAAGAGAGAAAGACCTAAACGACTTCTCTCTGAATACCCTGAAAGACAGATACTTCTGGAAGGACGAGACATACGCACAGGAAGCCTTTGCACGCGCCTCTGTGTACAGTGCTACCTACCGTGGCGTCACTGACTTTGACCTAGCACAGCGCCTGTACGACTATGCCAGTAAAAGCTGGTTTATGTTCAGCACACCACTATTAAGTAACGGAGGAACTACCCGTGGTTTACCTATTAGCTGCTTTCTTAATTTTGTGCCTGATTCCAGAGGTGGTCTATCGTCTCACTATGATGAGAATATTTGGCTTACTTCCAGCGGAGGTGGGCTTGGTGGTTATTGGGGCGATGTTCGCAGCAACGGTGTATCTACTTCTAATGGGAGTCAATCAACGGGGAGTATTCCCTTTATGCACGTAGTTGATAGTCAAATGCTGGCTTTCAACCAAGGAGTGACAAGGAGAGGTGCTTATGCGGCGTATATGGACATCAGCCATCCAGAGATTGAAGAATTTATTGCAATGCGAAAAACTACTGGTGGTGATCTCAACCGTAAGTGCCTTAACTTGCATAACGGTATCGTTTTATCTGATGAATACCTATATGCGGTAGAGCATGACTTGCCTTGGCGTCTAATTGACCCTAAGTCAAAGCAGGCAGTCAAGACAGTCCCAGCTAGGGACTTGTGGTGGCAGCTAGTACACACCAGAGCAGAGACAGGTGAGCCGTACATTGTCAATGCAGACCGCTGTAATGAGTACCTACCACAACAACAGAAGGACTTAGGACTTACTGTGCGACAGAGTAACTTATGCTCTGAGATTACATTGCCTACAAGTGAGGAACGTACAGCAGTTTGCTGCTTGTCTAGTGTTAATTTAGAATACTTTGATGAGTGGAAGGAGGAAGAAAACTTTATATCAGACCTAGTTACCATGCTAGACAACACACTGGAGCATTTCACTGACAATGCAGTAGACGAGTACCCACACAAACCTGTGGATACACTAGAGGAGTTTAGGGGGTATGTGGGAGAAGATAAAACAGGGTTTGCAAAAGCCGCTTACAGTGCATACAGAGAACGTGCGATTGGCCTTGGTGCAATGGGCTTTCATAGTTATCTTCAGCGTAATGGACTCTCTTTCGAGGGAATGTACGCTGCCAGTTTTAACAACAGAGCCTTTAAGCACATCAAGGAAAGAGCTACAGAGGCTAGTCGTAGCTTGGCTGGACTTAGGGGTGAAGCTCCTGATATGGCTGGCAGTGGTCTTCGTAACTCACATCTACTTGCTATTGCTCCTAACGCCAGCAGCAGTATTATATGCGGTGGAACGAGTCCTAGTATTGAGCCAACGAGGGCTAACGTATTTACGCACAAGACTTTGAGTGGCAGCTATCGTGTAAAGAACAAGTACCTAGAACAGTTACTTGAGAGTAAAGGTATAAACAATGAGAAAACATGGAAGGATATTTCTGCTGCTCAAGGCTCTGTTGCAGGGCTTACGGCGCTATCTGAAGAAGAAAAGAACACCTTTAAGACCGCACCTGAGATCAATCAGATATGGGTCATAGAACACGCCTACCAGCGTCAGCCCTATGTGTGTCAGTCTCAGTCAGTTAATACCTTCTTTGAGCCACCCCCTTCCAATGCACCACAGGAGACACATGATGAATACCTAGAGTACGTCAACAACGTACATTGGGTCGGTGCTAAGCTACTTAAATCTATGTATTACTACCGTACCACATCGGCACGTAACGCAGAGAATGTTAATGTTAAGATACCAAGGATTAACTTGGAAGATGGGGAGTGCCTAAGCTGTGAAGGATGACAACGCAATTAAAAATGCAGCAATAGAAGCAGGACTACTCTTAACGTCCGGCATAGAATATATACTAAAGAGTAGCGACCTAGACGATAAACAGAAAGTAAAAGCTATTGAAGAAACACTTGATTTATGGTATGTTACGGATATAAATGCCGGAGGAGAAATACTAATTAAAGAAAGAATGGAACTTATACGAGGATTATGATGACAAGTATTATCCAGAGAGCGGGGTGTCTAAGCTGTGAAGGGTAAGGAAGTAGATGCGTTTTATAAGGAAAAAGCGGATATGTCTTGGAATTATAGAGTAATAGAAACAGAGTGGGGCTATGAGATAAGAGAGGTGTACTACACTGACGGTGAGCCTGTCGCATCTACAGCGGGGGCTGTTGGGTGTTGTGGAGAAAGTTTGGAGGAGCTTGAAGAAGACTTAAAACTACGTATTAAGGCTTTAGATAAACCAGTTTTGGATAGGCATATTTTTAATGAAGGAGGAGGAGATTTTTGATGAGTGAGGACAAACATCCCGTATATGACTGCTTGTATTATATATGGGAAGAAAACTTACTGACTTCCTATGAAGACTGGATTAAATACTACGAGGAACTGGAACATGAGCGAGGAGATGAGCAACAGACTGTACAGCGCACTACGGGCTAGATACAAAGCACAGATACTTGAAGCTGAAGCTGACGCAGTGAACTTCTTTGAGAACCCTGTAGCTGTCGCTGAACATCCACACATGGTGGACACTATGGACATATTGATAACAAAGCTGTCGGAAGCTGAAGACAAACTAGAGACACTAGAACTTACTTTCAAAGAAGACTACAAATAATGAGAGGCGAAGACGTAATACAGGAATGTAGAGAGCTACATGAAAAAATGTTCAAATATCCCAGTAGCAACAGTCAAACTGACTGCTACATAGCACTGCTTATAGCCGCTGTAGATAGCTTAACATCAGAGGTGGGTACCTTAAAAGAATATATGATAGAAACAGATTATGTAGAATTAGACTTTACAGCTAAAGAGGAAAAATAGAAATGATTACTTTTAAGCAACAAAGCTATCCTTGGGATGATGACAGACAACACATGCCCACTGAGAGAGTAGAGATGTCAACCCATGATGAGATAGACTGTCGTGATCTTGTGGATTTTTTTTCTAGGTTTGCTAAAGCATTGGGGTATTCGCCTACCAGTGTGTACGTAGCTTTTGAAGAATACTTAATAGACCATAAAAAGGTAAAATAATATGAGCTTACTAGATACTAGAGATTACTACAAACCATTTGACCATCCTTGGATGTTCGACTACTACTCACAGCAGAATCAAATGCACTGGTTCCCCGAAGACGTACCGCTGCATAATGACGTTAAAGACTGGCAGAACATGACTGAGCAGGAGAAGAACCTACTGACTCAGATATTCCGATTGTTTACACAGTCCGACGTAGACGTAGGCTCTGGGTACGTAGACAGGTACATGAGGATATTTAAGAAGCCTGAAGCACGTATGATGATGTCTAGCTTTGCCAACATGGAAAGTATACACCAACACGCCTATAGTCTTCTATTGGACACCGTAGGAATGCCGGAGGTGGAGTATAAGGCGTTTGCAGAGTACGAAGCTATGGCTGACAAGCACGAGTACATAGACGCTGTGCGTGTCGCTAAGGGCGATAAACAGTCCATTGCTAAGGCACTGGCTATCTACTCTGGATTCACTGAGGGTCTACAGTTGTTTTCTAGCTTCATCATCCTGCTCAACTTCCCACGGTTCGGTAAGATGAAAGGCATGGGACAGATTATTACGTACAGCATACGTGATGAGTCTCTGCACGTTGAAGCAATGACTAAGCTGTTCAGGGAGTTTATTCAGGAGAACATAGACATCTGGACTGATGACTTCAAGAAGGAGATCTATGAAGCCTGTAGGACTATGGTGGAACTAGAGGATAGATTCCTAGACCTAGTGTTTGAGCAGGGTGACATAGAAGGACTGACCAAGAAGGAGATGCAGAAGTACATCAGGTACATTGCAGACCGTAGGTTGCTACAGTTAGGTCTAAAGCCCAACTACAACGTCAAGGACAACCCTCTGGGCTGGTTAGACGAAGTACTAGGGGTAGAACACCAGAACTTCTTTGAAGGCCGTGCAACGGCTTATATGAAGGCTGGGCTACGGGGTGACATGCAGAAGGTTAAGTTTGCTAATGTAGCTTAGGGGAACTGGGGGCTTAAATGCCCCCTTGTTTTCTATGTCCCTGTTAACATTCCTTGAGGCGCAGGAGTAATTGGTCTTTCTTCAACCATAGCGCCTACAGAACCCAAACCTACCATTTGTCCTCTAGTCATAAGTTTCAATAAATCTTCTTTAACGGACTTAGGAACAGGCTGTCCTCTTTTTGTAAACTCAGCAGAAGCCTTCATTA